ACAAATAACTCTGGTCTAGGTGGTACTATCGAAGGTGGACTTATCGCAGATGCAGTAAAACCTACTGTTGAAGAGGTAACAGTCAAACCAAAGACTTTGCAATATGTATTTGAAGCTTCCGAGCTTTTAGAACAGCTTGTAGACAATTCAAGAGATGATAACTACGGTTCATTGGCACAGCAAAGAGTATATGCCAGCGATCAATCTAAGGAAAGAGTAAACTTAATGCTTACTCAAATCCCAACTGACGTTGCAGCTACCGATGCTTTCCAAAGACTGGACTTAGAATCACTTGATAGAATAGTAGCTAGTTTCGCAGAATATACTTTCGAGGCACATACAACTGTCTTAGACAACTATAACCCTTGGAAAGCTGCAAACGGAGCTGGTATTGACAGAACTACAACTACATACGATTCAAACGTTTCCTCACCATCAGGTACTATCGGTACAGCAGATGTCTTGACAGATGCAGTATTACGACAAGAACTTGCTAATGTTAGAATTGCAGCCGGTAAAGAACCAACTGTAATGATTGGTGGACAGGACACATACTCCGAGGTTCAATCAATCTATATGAACGCTTATCGTATTCAAAATACAGCAGATTTGAGAACAGAATTTAGTGTTGGCGTAAACGGTGTAGATACATTCACTGGTACAGGTGCAGGCTTGCATATATCCACGATATATTGTTTGCCATTCATTCCTTCAAAGGACACCACACAATCAGCAGAAGGTAGCGTAGATGATTTATTCATCCTAAACACTAGTGCAGATAAAAATGCTCCAAATAAACCATTGTTAGGTATTCAGGTACTTAAACCAATTGTTTACTATGAAGCAGGCAAAAGACAACAAGGTTATCCTTTCATAAATGAAGCTTTCAACGATAGAGCTTTATACAATATGTTAGCAGAAACTACTTGTAGAAACTTCAAAGCACAAGCCAAGATTAGAGACATCGCATCAGGAATCTAGGTAAGTAATTACCAATTTTTTATTTTTTTAAATTTTGAAAATTTTACCTACATGAAATAAGAAATATATATCCATATATAATAAACCTTATATATGGGGGAATGTTCATTGTTGTATGACTGTTAATATAACAATCAATAACAAGTTTAAACACTTGAACGCAGACAGATCCTATGCAGTAAAAGTAGGTGGAGTAGGCGTTGAAAAAGAGATCGTATGTGATGTAACAGTAGCTTCACAAGCCTTAACAAGTGGTACATTCACTTGTGACTTTACACAAGTAGGCTTAAAGCAAGTTTATGACGGAGTTATTTCCTATCAAAGTGGTACAAACACCAATTTGTATAGATTTGAATCCTCACAAGCAGCTTTTGATGCAGCTTTACCGGAAATCAGAGCAACTGTTATTTCAACAGGTGCAGATGATACAGCCTCACAAACAGTAAATCTCAAAGTTACCGTTCGTGGCGTATAAGGAAAACTTATATACCATTCTTTTTTATATCAATCATGTCAGTTCACGCAAGAAAACGGGTTGTAGCAGATGGTCAAGTCGTAGGTAGAGTTTGTAAGATTAAATCAATCACTTTTTGTACTGCTGATACTGGTAGTGCCATATTATATAATGGTACTTCTGCTGGTGATCCAGAGGTATATAGATTCCTTCAAAGTACAGGTGTCCATGATAACTTAAATATTACCTGTAAAGGTGGAATTTTTGCAGATATTACAGGCACAGTAGACTTCCAAATCATATACGAATAATTTAAATAAGATAACAACACGACTACTTTATGGTCAGAACTGCTGGTGTATATTGTACTGCTGTCGATATTGCCGACTGGATAGGTATTACAATTGATGCTAATAGTGATCCAAATACAACTATGATTAATAATTGGATTCTTGACAATGAGGATAGAATTGATAGATTAACTGGTCATTCATGGATGCCTGATAGACAGGCAACAGAAGAATTTAGTGTAAATAACTTATATGATTGGGGAAGAGGTATGCCTTTATTCCCTAGACATAGAAACATAAAATCATTTGATAGTGCACTAGGAGATAAATTTGAATTATGGGATGGAGATTCATGGATTGATAACTCACCAGCACCCGGAAGTGATGATACAATTATTTATTTCCAAGAGGTTAAAGGTATTATTTATTTGAGAGGATATTTATTTACAATATTAAAAACAAATAGATTTAGAGTTACATATAGATACGGTGGAGACAATGACCAAAGAATTGCAGAAGATGAAACTATACCACGAGATATACAAAAGGCTTGCAGATTAATGACTTGTATTGATTTACTAAGTAGAGACTTTACAATGTCGCAAATTGCATATGGTGGGGAAGGAAATATTGATAAACAAAAGGTAATGGATAGATGGCAAACTGAAATAGATCAGATCATATGGAGTAGAAGCGAAATAACTTCTACGTGGTAGTCATGGCTAACATAGCTAAAGCACCAGTCGTAAGCGTATCTGCAAACGAATTTGAAATATTAAGATTACAAAAAGATATAGGTAGTGGTATAATTGAAAATATGAAAGATGTGCTAAGAGACTTGGACATTGACTTTACAGATGATCTATCAAACTCATTCACTCTTGTAATGTGGCAAGGAAAGGCACATATTGAATCTGATAATCACTATGCTCATCTTGTAGATAGAGGTCTAAAACCGGGAAGTTGGGTAAACTATGATGCACTATATGATTGGGTAAGAATAAAACTAAATATTGAAGAACCTGATATTGACAGATGTCACTTGGAAGATATTGAGGAAAATACAGGGTAAAGGAATAAGACCAAAGAGATTTGTCAAAAAAGGTATCAAACGATTCATAGGACAACATGGGGCACTATCACTTAACCGTAGAACAGGCAAGAAACGGAACAAGAGATCCAGAGTTATGCGTTCAGTAGGTAAAATTAATAAGGCACTACGAAAAGTAAAAAGAGTGTTAAATAAAGTAAATAATATTCAAAAGTCTATCAAAAGCCCAGCATTTGCTTTCAGATGGCATAAGAAAGCACAGGCACAAAAACAAAGAAAGAGGAATAAACCATGACCGATGGAATGGCAGGCTTACCATTTGCAAACGATATAATTGCACATATACGAGATAACTGGCAAGATACAGGTGGTAAGGTACCTGTATTCAGTACAAAATGGAAGAAAAAAGCAGTAGGTGTAGGGGAAAGGAAATATGATGAAGTCATTGTAGAACTTGATACAGAAGATCCAAGAATTTTCAGTTTGATTACTAATATAGGTGCTGATGGAAAATATAACTATGATTGGTTGCATGACATATCTGTAACACTAGACGTATATTCAAGCGTGAGTGAGGATCGGGTACTTGAATTGGTAGATGAAATCATAAGAATACTAAAGAATAATGTTGTAACATCAATAGGTGTAAACGAATATATCCAGATATTACCCGGAAATATCGTATCATTAAACGAGGAATTTAGGAACATCTTTAGGTATAATATAGACGTAGATGCTATGAGATTCAACCCGTAATCAAAAACCTTAAATACTTTGTATATACTTTTAATTTATGACTAAAAGTGCATCTAGTGTTTATTGTGAATATGCCTATGAAAATATTGGTGATTTTGGTGGTGGTGCATCAACTTCATTTCCTATGAATTTTGGAAAAGAAGTTCAAAGTATCAGGTTTAGATTTTAAAAATAATCAGATTCCATTAGGTCAAATATACTCACCAGAAATTGACTGTTTCGCTTATGGTAAAAATGAAGGTAAATGTTCAATTGAATTTGTACTAAGTAACCCTTGGTTTTTCAAGGCAATTATGGGAACTGCTGTAACAGTTGATGTAGATGGTGGTGGTGGTGGTACATTATATTCACATACTTGGAATAGTGATCCTAGTGTAGATGCAACAATGAGAGATATTAATTCGATGGCTTTACAAATAGGTGTTAGCAATACAAATGATATTCTTAGATTACCAGTAGGAATCGTATGTGCTTCTTTAGCATTCAAAATGACAATAAATGAAACTGTTAAATGTACCTAAGAATAGATATGGGGGGATGAAACACGTAACCACACATCAGAAATAGCAGCAGCCACGGATAACGTAGGGTAAATAGAATAAAAAGCT